AAATAATTTAATTTACCATTATTATCATATGAAGGTATAATAACCATTTTAGAATATCGTCCATATTCACAATACCCTATATTATATTTTAAAATATCTTTTATTGTTATATTTCTTTTTTTTAAATAAAAATAAGCATGTTTTGCTATAATATCTTTATTATTAGAAAAAGATTTAAATTCTTTTGGTAATTCTAACTGTTCTACTTTAATAGTAAAATCCTCATTACTAGATATATTCTTTACTAGTTTACTTAATTCTTGAAAAAATTCGGAAGAGGTTTTTAATTGTTTAAATAAACTTCTTATAGTTTTTCCTTTTTTACCACATACCCAACATTGCCAAAGATTAATTCCTTTTTTATTTTCTGTAAAATTAACTTCCAGTTTGGGTTTATGATGGTGGCAAAAAGGACAAGTATAGGCTTGGTTGCCTCTTGCAGTGCGTTTTCCTCGACCTAAAACTTTATTTACTAGATTAACCAGCAACTCATTTACCATATAAATAATATATGTAAAGAATTTTAAATTTCAAAGTCTCTTCTAAAAAACTTACCTAAAATATTATCATTAAAATACATTTCAGGTTCTTCTAATACTCTATAAATAAATAAAAATTGTGTTTCGTAATAAGTTAATAGCTTTTTTGTTGGTGCTAATATTAAAATATCTTTAGTAAAATTAGATTTTGGTTCATCTTTTAAAACTTCTAATAGTGATTTACTAGACCCCCAATAATTATCCCAATTAGATTCTTTAATTGCTAATTTGTAAGCAGGTCTTCTACCAACAACCCCTTTATATTGAGCTAATTCTTTTTTGCCTAATTTTATTTTTCTTTGGTGGTAAAGAATCTTTTTACCTATATAAGATTTATTAGAAGGCGTATGAGTGATTTTATAAACAAACCCATATGTGTTGTCTGGGAATTGAGAGATATTCTCAATTGTTTCTTTATTATATATCCATTTCATGATTTTATAAGTCTAAGTTAACAAGGATAGAAGTATCTGTAACTTGTGATATTGGGAGTGGTTGAGCTAATTTTCCAACAGCAATCAATTGTTTAGCATTATTATACATTCCTACTGTAGTAATATATGGAGAAAAATATGAACCTGTAGCAAAATCATACACAGTACTATTTAAAGAACTACCTGATATAATAGAGGGGTTTTGGGTGAAATTAAATTCATTTTGTAATAATGTACATTTATATTGTGATTCATATATTGTAGTAGTACTTTCAAAAGAACAAGTAAAATTTGAAGATGTAATAAAACTATTAATAAAAGTAGTATCATCAGCATCATATATAGCTGTACCATATGTTACAAACCCATATCCATTGTTATTACCAGGGAGAGGAGGGATACCATCATTAGTTAAAATAATTATTCCATGTTCATATATTACATCTCCTACTTTTTCAGAACCAGAAAGCATATTTCCTAATCCATCATCTTTTGCTATAAAATTTTGACTTTGTAAAGTTAAAGAATTTAATTTAATATGTTCTCCATATAAATTAGAAGGAATAGAAACTATACCTATAATTTCATTAGAACCTGTTGGGAAATATCTATTAGGTTGTAATGTTGTTGATAAGTAATTATAATAGTTTGGTGTATAAGCAGGACCTGTTATTGTTCCATCATTATTAAATGAAGCAGTATTTACAGGAGAACCATTTTTATTGTTTATATAGTTAGAATAATATAATTCTTTTATAGAATCATATAATAACTTTTTATCTTGAATTGTAATAAATCCTGTTGGGTTTGAACCAGGAATAAACAATGAAGAAGTTATATTTTGACCTATATATCTATCTATTGAAACATTAGATCCTGTTAACTCATTTCCTTTGAAAGAAAAAGATTTATTTACTTCAAATGGAGTAACAATTATATCGGATGTTGTAAAGGGTTTGTAAACACTCATTCATCTTAAAAATCTAATTTTACTCTAACTAGAGCTTCTTTTGTAAAGTCTTTTAATAAAGGTTTGGATAGCTTAGCTACAGCTACTAATTCATTAGTATTATTATACATTCCTATGGTAGTTGCATATACTTGAGGATGGTTTATAAATTCATTAAATATTACTTCTCCTGTTGATCCTGATATAAAGGAAGGATTTTCAGAATAGTTAAATTCACTGTTTCTTGCTCTAATGAATATATAATCTGAAGTTATAGTTTCTTCAGAGTTAATTTGCATTGAAGATCCTTTCTCTATAGCATTAAATAATGTTAAAGGATTATTATCATTACTATTAGAAGATCTAGCAGCATCAACATGAATTGATTGAGATATAGCTTGTGGGTTTAATATGATAGTTCCTAATTCAGGAAATACTAAACCATAAGAACCAGAATTAGCTACATACCCACTTTCTGATAAAGTACCTGCAGTACCATTTGATCCTGAAATTAGTTGATAAAATTTTGAGGTTCCTAAAAATCTATTTATGGGGTTATCTTTTGAATCATCAGTTAAATTAATTGCACCATTTGATCCTGAAAGTTTTAAATTTAAAGAACCAGCAAATAGTTGTTCTTTATACCTAGCCCTATCAAAATTAATTACCCAAAAATTTTCTGCTGTAAGAACATTATTACTAGATCCAAATATAAAATTAGAATTTTCATCTTCTAATATCATTGTTCTATATTGACCAAAAGTAGTAAGAGAAGGAGATTTTTGTGGGACTATAGTATTATATAGAACACTTCCACTTCCTTTAATATCTCCATAAGCTATTTCAAATTGAGTTTGTGATGTAGCTAAAGCAGAAGAAGTTTGATAAACAGATAAATAATATTTTCCTGAAGATCCTGCTAATTGTACTGAAGATGTGTGGAATTGGGTTAATGTAGGGGTTCCAGTTGACCATAAAGTAGAAGTGATTGAATCACTACTTACTACAAAATCTTCAGGTTCTAAGTTTTTTAATGACATTATTTTAAAATATTTTTATGTATTTATTTTTGTTATAGTTACAGGAAGTGTTAATCTAGCACCACTATCTATACCTACAAATACTATAGTTGCTGATAGAGTTGAATTAGCACCAAATAAGGTATTTACAGTAGTAGCTCTTAAATTAAATTGTGAACCTATTACTGTAGTTGAAACATTAGTTCCTAAAGTAGTAGTGCTAACACTATTGTTTGCTGTTGAAGCGGCGTCAGAATCAATTCCAATTCCTGTAAATGTAGACATTAATCTAACATCTGAAATAGTAGCTGTGTATCCACTTGTTTCAAATGCTGTTGCATTTCCTAAGAAATTTAATGTTTGAGGTGAAATTGCAAGTGATGATCCTTGTTTTAATGTAATTGAAGAATAGCCTAAATCAAGTACAGGTAGTTTAGCTGTTCCTCTAGGTAAAGTAGCTAATTTATATTTCATGATTTGGGTTTCAATTGGAAATGCTTCAAGTAAAGGCATACCATCAATTGCTTCACCATAAAATGTTGACCCTGATGGGTGGGTTGGATTATATAAGGTGTAGTCTATTTCATCATCTGAAAGAGCAAACTGTGTAATTTGAAAAGAACCATCATTTTTTGCTAGTAATTCTCTTCCTTTTTTTGTTAATATAGCGTCAACTGTTATGACTTGGTTATTTAAATATCCCATTTTATATTTTAATTATTATTGTAATATACTAATAAATATTATGAAAGCAAGTTTTTTTCAGTAAGAATTGTAATATATTCATCTATACTTTTATTTAGTTTAGCAACTGAATATTCAGGGGTTAAGATAAATGGGCCTGTTGAGTCAGTAGGTTTAAATCCTTCTATAATAATACTTGAAGCATCATCAACATATCTTCTAATAAGAAAATGATCTAAATTAAAGTTTGCTACACTTGCACTTATAGGTAAATTTTTATCAAAATGGACTTCAATTGATCCTGTTTGTGATAATCTATCACCTCCACTTTCATTAGGTCCATAAGCTCTTTTTACCATATATACATTTTTTTCTTCTCCTTCAAATCTAAATTCATCTCCTGTTTTAATAGACCATGGTAATACTATAGTATTAAATCCTGAGCTAGTTATGTTTGTTTGTTTAACATTAGGATCACCATATAATGCACCTAATGATCCAGAAACAGAGTTTGAAGACGTTATAACAGAAGGATTAGTAGATTTATTAAAATAACCCCATATATTGTTATTTCCTATTGTAATAGGTATAGTAGGGAGAGGGGTTTGAGTAAAACTATAACTACCACCATCTATTATCATATCTTTAGGATCTAATGAACTTAAATTAATACTATCTAGTTTAAATTCAATAGATATTTCATCTCCTACAACTAAATTTTGTGGTTGAATTGAAAAATTAATTGAAGTATTTTGAAAAGAAAAGGGAAGTGAAGCAACAGTTCCACCTTGACCTTGATCTTGAAGATCTTGTGTAAAAGTTTCTTGATGAAGACCTATAGTATCATCGTTTTTCTTTAAAATTATACCTACTTGAAATGAACTTATACCAATATCTAGTTGGTTTACTCTTTTAGTAAAAGAAAGATTATTAATTTTTAGATTTAATATAACATTTTCATCTAAAACTCCTGAAGAAATGTTATAATGATTATAACTATTTCCTGAGTTGGGAAATGTACTACTTCCTATAAGAGAAGAATTAAATGGGCCTGATGATAGTCTTAGCCTATCTCGTTCTTGATAATTTGGACTACCGAGTATACTACCATTATTTTGGTAGTTAGCAGTTGCACTTCCTGAAGTTAATTCTATATCTTCTAGAAGAATAGATGAAGTCCATAAAACATTAGGTACTTTTCCTATTTGAGTATATAAAACAGGTTCAATTCTTGATCCTCCTCTAATTATGTTTCTAAAAGGTGTTGAAATACCACTCCCAATAGTTTTAGAGTTAAGTTCAACTCTTTCTCCTGTTTGAAATGTTCCTTGCACATCTTCAAGAGAATTTTCAGAAGTGTCGGGAATTTTAATATCTCCATTTTCATCAATTAAATATATAATATGTGCAGAAGAGGCATTCATTCTTTCAGGTGGCCACCCTCCTATAAAATCACAGTAGGCAACCATTCTTTTTAAACTTTCTACTGTAGGAGATTTACCATATGTTCCAATATCTCCTTTTGTAAAAGTATTTAATTTTTGAGAAGTTGATTTAGAACCTTCATAACGAGGTAAAATATGTCTTAATGTAGAATAATTAGATATTTGGACTTCTGCTCTAAGTGCACTCCCGCTTATTAATAATTCAAAATTTGTAGGTTCTGTTATGCCAGAAGAATAATCTACATCCATAAATAAATTATGTCTTCTATTTATATCTACGTTGTTAAATAAAGGTTGACAATCAATATCTTTAAAGAAATTATTTAAACCAAAATAAGGTTCAGGTATAGTTTCTATATTAGGACCACTAGCAATTGAAGATGAAATTATAAATTTAGAATCCCCATGAAAAACATAACCCTTTAAAGGTTCACCAGTAGGATCATTTTTTAAGATTGAAATATAATATTTAGTATCTGGGGTTGATCCAGAGATTGAAAGTGTTACACCAGTATTCCAATGAATATCAAAAGATTGAGTTGCAGTTGAGGCAGGGGTCCAACTTTGAGCAGCTAAAGGAACTTGTGAACCATCACTTTCAACACCAACTAATGCAATAGAATGTTGATCACTACTTGCAGTCATAGCTGAAATTGAGCCTGTAGCACGAAAATTAATTAATTTTTGTGGATATGTTTGAATATTATATTGATTTAGTAATGAAGCAGTATACCCAGAGCGAGGGATTCTTTCCCAAAAATTTAAACTATCTTTTTCAATTACAACATCAACATAATCACCATTAGGAATCCCTTCAGATGGTACTGTAGGTCTAGAGACTAAAGATCCTGTAAAATCATATTCTATATCTGCTCTATCTACCCATTCAACATTTGTATAAGGAACACTATATAAAAAGAATGTTGGTTTTTCAGTTATAGAAATAACATTATAAGTAATATTACCAGTACTAAATGGTATAGTAATTTCTGTTAAAGATTGAAGAGTATTAGTTTGATTTATTCCATCCTTATCTTTTTTAGCTATTTTTATATATCTAATTCCTTCTTGAGGCATAATTTAAGTTTTATTATCTTTCTATATATTCTGATTGTCCATCATTTGGTGCAGATCCTCCTACTCCTGGGCTAGGAGCAAAATCATCAATAGGTTCTATTGGAAGAAGAGGTACATTTATATTATTATTATCTTGATACCACATTGAAATATAACCATCTGTAGGTTTATTTTCTTCTTTACTCCATTCATTAAATAACCAATCACTTCCACTGTATATCCTTACACCATAATTTACACCCTTAGGGTTAATTTTTTTAAACTTATCACAATGAGTATTTAGATCTTGGGTTGAAACAACTATTCCCGATCCACTAAATTCACCATTATAAAATTCATACTGTTGATCTCGAACCGTATCTAATGAACCTGTAAGATATTGAAATGATTCTGACCAACTTTGTGTTAAATTAAAGTTGTTGGTAGGACCTAATCCTAATGTCCCTAAAGGAGAAGTATTTAGTCCATTGTATCTTTCAAATGATCCACCAGTTCCTCCAATAGTATTAACTATTCTATTTTCTTCATAGTTATCCCATTGAGGTTTTAAAGTACCTGAGTATTGTAAGTGTTGATAGGATAATTGGGTTTGTGGATATTTATTTCTTTCAAGTAAATGTTGTTTTATAACTATACCTGAGGCAAGACTTGTACGTGCGGGTACAAAATCTTTAATCATTTTAAATAAAGAATTATCAAAAAACTTTATTAAACGTATAAAATCCTTTAAATTATAATTTTTAGTATACTTTTCAAAATAATCGTCTCTTAAATTATCTAAATCAGGGTATGTTAAAGCAGAAGATGATCTTTGTCTTGGGTCACCAATATATTCTCCTATATTAAAATAACCTATTTGATCCATTATATCCTCATTTATTTCATTTGTAGGTGAAAATGCTACTTCTAAATAATTTATACCAGGGGTATAACTTTGGGATATGTTTGTCATTTGAGATAATGAAGAAAATGGTGATAAAGTATTACCTTCAGGTATTACATTATTTTCAATTCTAATTTTATCTTTAATTATATTACGTAAACCAGCTATTGGTTGATCAGCAAAAAATGTTTCTACATTAGATACAAATGTTGGGGTTGAGTTATAATAAAAACTATTATTCCCACTTCCAAATGAAGAAGTAGGTATCCATGATCCTGTAACTTTAGGGTGAATTGAAATAGATTCTGTGTAAAGTTCTCCTCCTAAAGATGCTCTAAATGCTAATTCATTAGGTGAACTATTTATAGTATTACCCTCAATTGAATGAGGATTCATTACATAGTCTTTAAATACACTTTCACTAATAGGAACAGCATAATATCTAATTTCTTGTAAAGATCCTGAAAATGGTTTATAAAGGTTAGATCCTAAAGTACTACTAGAAGCAAAAGTAGATATCCCACTATCTGTCCATTCTGAATCACTTCCTGCTTTTGTTGAGGAAGAAATAAATCCTATTTGGGTTCCATTATTACCTTCTTCATATATTTTATTAGCTGATGTTAAAGTAAAAACACTACTATTTCTATTAACCATTACAGACCACCATCCTCCATCAAAGAAAGGTAAATATACACTACAAGATACACTAGGTTGTGAATTAAAGTCTGGGTATAAATCTAAATGAGCATATTGGTAGTAGGGGTCTTTAATTGAACCAGAATAAGAAGCACTTGTATAAGCAGATCCTGTATATCTTAATACTAAATGAGTACCACTATCAGGGAATAAAACTGATTTTTTCCATAAACTTTGAGAATAAGGAATATTTGAAGTAGGAAGCCCATTAGTTTTAAATCTAAAAATTACAGAACTAGGAACATCTTCATCCCCTGAAAATTTATTATTAATACCCCAAGAAGAAGTAATAAAATTATTTCCTTCTGTTTTAAAGGCATAATTAAATTCTCTTTGCCAATGATCCCAATCATTTACATTAATCTTATCTTTGCCCCCATACTCATTTATCCTTAATATTGTATCAGGAACACCATAAGAAGTTATAAGAGCACGCAAACCAGGTATAGTTCCTTTTGTTTTGAGTAAACGGGGTATGTTATGATAAATTCGTTTATATAACGATTTATTTACATCATCTAACGGCATACTATCATTAGAAGCAGACACTAAGGTATCAACATATTCAAATCCTGGTAGGGTGGGTAAAGATCCTGTTATATTTGGAAATGGGAATAAACTACCATTAGGTGTTAAACCTAAAAATGCTGTGTATAGATCATTATTTGAAAAATTATTTTGATAAATTTTTAATCCAAATTCTTTAATAGCATCAGCAACTATATCTTTTGAAATACCAAAATTTAATCTATTATCAGCATTATATTTTTCAGAAACATCTCTATAATAAATCCATATATTATCATAATGTTGAGCAACCATATCAACAAATAATTTATAGGGATCATTTGTTGGGTCATTTCTTAAATATTCAGGTATAGCATAAAATAAACCATTTTGATTTTGTTCGTCAAATAGTGATGCAGATAAAATCTGCCCACCATATAAAGAACTATCGTAATTAATACTTCCTAACCATGTTAAAACTTTATTACTATCTGATTTAGCTAAAAGATAAGGCTTTTTAGATGTAGATTTTGGATATGAGTAAGAACCACTTTCGTAATATAAAAATTTATCATACCCATCAAAATTATTTATAATATTATCTATTTTAGATTGAAATGAAGCTTTACTACCACTTAATGTGGAAATTGAACTTACAGTATTATCTAAAGAAGAAATTGAAGATGAGTATTGTTCAATTAAGCCTACTTTATAATAAAAATTTTCTAATCTTGTTTGGGCTGAGCTAAAATGGATAAAATTAGAATAAGTATTATAGTCTATATTTATTCTTAATTCTTTTTCATTTAATAAACTTTGGATTTGATTAGAAGAACTTGATACTTTAGTTTTAATTAAATCAGAATAACTTAAATTTTCAGTTGAATTATTAACTCTGTTTTTAATATCTAAATTAAAATTAGGCCCTTTAAGTTTTGGAAAAGAAGGTTGTGATGAGACTATTTCATCATCAAAAGAAACTTTATAAGATTGTGGAGCATCAAATTCTGTTACAATCCATAATGAGTCATTTATTTCATATTCTAAAGGAAGAGGAGTATTAAGTTTTATTAATGCTGTTGGTTTATCAGGATTATTATCATCAAAAGCTATATTAATACCTAATAAAATTTTATAATTACCAAAATTTAAATAAAAATCTACAAAATCATTAGATTCTTCTCTTTTATTTATAAAAGTATTTATTTGATTAATAAAATCAACTATATTTATTCCTGCTGATCCTAATTTTAATTCTGTTCTGTCAGAAGAAATTTGATTTATAAAAAGTTTTGAATTTGAGCTTCCTATTTCACGATTATAAAATTTATAACATGTTATATATTCTCCAGCAGTATAATTACCAGTAACAGGACCTATATCTCCAGCGTTAATAGGTGAACCATCTACTGGGGTAGGATTAATTAAATCATTTTCAGGGTTAATTGTTATTTTACTAATTTTCCCATCTAAAGAAGCTTTACCATCATTTGTAATTGTAAATCCTCTATAATTTAAATTAGATTCTAATACATTATAACTATTATTTAATATATGAAGCTCAATATAACTATTTGTAGTAAAATTTGAAGGTTCAAATAAAGCAAATTCTTCACTAATTCCTAAAAGTTGGGATTGCTTATCAGTATATTTTGCTGAAATATTAGAAGGTATAGATATTTGTGTAACTTTAGCCATTATTAACTATCTTGTGTTGGTGGAGGAGGGAGATTAATTAATTCTTTTTGTGTATCTAATAATTCTGTTCTTAGATTAGCAATTTCATTTTGTAATGCTTCTATAATTTCATTATTTTTATTAAACCCAATATACTCACTACTTTTTTTTATTAAAAATTCATGAGAATTAACAACCCCTTCTTCAGGAATATCATAAAACATATCATTATACATTTCAAAAAAATCACTTATTGTTGGTTGTTCTTCAACTGTTTCATTAGTAGACTGGATACCAAATTCTTTAAAAGAAGTATCTATAAGATTTTCAAATGAGGTTTTTGATTTTACTTGTTTTCTAAAGTTTATTTCTTCACTCATCCATTAATAATTTTAAAATAATAATCATCATCTAGTATTAATGTAGAACCATTTATTAAAGTTTTTATTAATATTTTATAATACCTTTCAGGTTCTAATCCACTCATATAAACATCAAAATAGTTTCCTCTTTCATCTGAACTAATTTGGGTATATTGATCATCGAAGTTAATAACATATTCATTAGTATCCAAGTCTTTTATTGCATAATAGGAAGAGGTTGGAAGATAATTTTTATTAGTAAACAAAGAACTAGTTTGATATGTTCTTGTAGGATATAAAGGACTTACATTTATATAAAATCTATTTATGCTACTAGGAAAAAATGCTTCAGGATTATCTTCTATTGAAAGCTTTAATTGAGAAGTTGTAACAAGGGAAGCTGTTGAGGGAGAATATAAAGAATAATCTCTCCATCTAAATTCAAGTTGGGGAGGGTAGATTGTATTAGTATCAACACTGTAATATCTTAACATAGGTTGAACACTGCTAGTAGGGAAAAATTCAAAACTACTACTTAATCTAGTTATAAACCCATAATTTGGAATAGAACCACTATACCATAAATTTGTTATAGATTTTACATTTAATTCTAAGTCTTTTTCAGATCTTAAACCAAAAGACTCTGTTACTTCTGGGATTAGTAAAGAAGAAGTAAACCAATTACCTCCCCCTAAATTAGAATATGATGGGTTAAATGAACCTGTGTAACCATACCCACTAACATTTCCACCCATACTCCAATTTCCAGATCCTGAAAAGAGTCTCCAACCCCAAGAACACCCATCTTCAGTTGCAGGAATATCTTCAAAATATCCTGTTCCATTATTCCATGATTGAGCTATGGGATTAACAAATAGTTTTATGTTTTCATTTATTCCTGTAGCATTAGCTATATAATTTCTAAAGAAAACGTCAAAACTGCTACTAATTATTTTATTATCAATAACATCTTTAATTTCATTAGTGTCAAATTCTATTAAATATCTAGCTACCTTAGGAGTGTTAGAAATAGAATCTATTATATTACTAACTTCTAATATAGCATCAATACCAGTATTAGCAGAAGGGATTTTAGAGTAAAGAGTTGCATCTTTAGTAGGAAATATTTTATAAACAGCCATTTATAATATTTTATTATAAATATAATACTATAAAGGAACTACTCTACCTTTAATATCTTCATTAGGATATCTAAGTTCAAATACACTAGGATCTAAAGAAGGATAAATTACTTGATTTTGAGTAGCAGCATCTATATCATAAGCAAAACTAGAATAGTTTCCTCCTACTTTATTAGAAAGTATAACATTTTTTACGGTTTGTACTCCTTTTACTTTATCTAATAAAATAAAAACGTCTTTGATTAAAATAGGTTGGTTAAATTGAAAATTTTGAATATTAAAGTAACCTATTAATTCATTTATACAACTTATTAATACTTCACTATTATTATGATTAGGACTAACTATTATTTCAAAATCTATCCCAAAATTAACTATATATCCATCTTTTATTTCAATACTATCTCCAATCATCCTATACTCAGATAAATAAGTTCTTAAATTATTTTTTAAAGTTGATGAAGCATAATTTAAATTTCCTTGAGAATCTTGAGATAAAACATATAAACATAAAGTTTCAATTGTAGAAATTTGGTTATCTGTTAATTTAGGTTTTTCAATATATGCTTTAGTAATTGATCCAAAATCTGAAGGCATACTTAAAGCTCTTATCAAATAATCATTAGGGGTAACAGAACGATGTTGTGAAAAAGAAGCTGCCATTGTATTTTGTTTAATTTCTTCTAAAGTATCCCCATCACCACCACCTGTTGCTGGGACTGGATTGTTAATACTAAGAGAATCTATAACATAATTAGCAGTTGTTGAGTTTAAAGAATTAAAATTTGAAAATCTTGCTGTTACAGTTGATAAATTAGTAATTGAGTTTGCCGTTACATTTGAACTAAGTCCCCCCCCAGTTAAGTATCTTACAGTTAAAGTAGTATTTGTAGGAGAAATACCATAAGTATTAGTAAATAAAAAATTAGTTGGGGAATAAGCTACTGAAAGTTTGTCTTTTTTAAATGGGAGCCCAATTCCAACATTATTAGGGTTAGGAATAATTTCTTCTACTATATCATTTGGAGATCCTGCTCCAAATTGAATTTGAAGATTATTTAAAGAAGTAAATCTAGTAGCAAATCTATAAGGTGCTTTTTTTAATTTTAATAAATAAGGAACATCTTTTCCACTAT